ACGTATTTCCTCCCTTCAATTGATCATATGTGATATGTTTAGTATATTCGTTTCTTTTTGTATGTTCAATATATTTTTTTACTTTTTTGGTAAATTTTGTTTTTTCCATTGATGTCTTTTTATATCATAGGGGATTTCATCGAAATTTCCTATGACATAAGAAGAGACAGAGTTCTAAATTCTCTAAAACTCTGTCTCTTCTTATCTAATAGTGAGCGTGCGGGGATTCGAACCCCGGACAACTTGATTAAAAGTCAAGGGGTCAAAATGCTCTCAAACCGCATAAACTCATGTTTTCTTAATTTGGGTTGGAACAAAAATGGAACATTCTCGCTTCAACGTTGTTTATAATATCACATCATTTTCGACATTGCAACTACTTTTTTCGATTTTTTTTCAAAGCCGTGCAAGTTTTCTTTCCTGCATATGTTCCAGACGTGTTCCATCCTAACTGTTTCCAGTATTTCTTCAAGGCTTGAGTTGTCTTTGCTCTCCAGATTCCATCAATAGCTAATGGATGTTCGTTTGCGTATGTACAATTTGCGTTCAGCTTCTTCTGTAACCACTTGATCGCATTCTTGGAAGAGTTCTTTTTTACAATGCTGTATGATACTTTTACGTTATCATATTTAGGTCGTCCATATCCTGCGATACGACTATTGCCTAAAGCATAAGACTTCTTGCACACTGCACCACCGTTTGGTACAACGGCTGTTCCATTAGATGTGTTACCCTCGATTGTGAACACCATCTCATCAGTTACTGCATACACAATCCCAGTGTGGCAGATTCTTTGAGAGTTTTTAAAGAAAATCTGATCTCCAATCCGTGGTGTTTTATGCCACTGGTTATTGTCTTTGAATTTTTGTGCTGATGTTGGAGTGTATGCACTAAAGCCATGTAATAGTTTTTTTGCTACATCCCTGCCGTATGCCTGCACCATACACCAATCCACGAACATATCACACCAATAGGCATCTGGTCCGTTAATGCCAAAGTATGCTCCATACTTAGTGTAGTTGTTGCTACCTGCGTTTTTTGTCTTACTGTTTAGATTCTTCTTGCTTTTCTTCTCTAAGTATCCGACTTCTCCTTTGGCTACTGTAAGAAGCTTGTCTACCGTATTTGCCATATTAGTCCTCCTTATATTCGATTACCTCAGCAATATCCGTCTTGTTCTTTTCAAGCTCGCTATCCCCGATTCCCTTTGTTGTTGGGTCAACCAATACCCCGACAGCCACTAAGATATTAAGGATAATACCTACAAGCTGTGATACTGCATCCTGTGCGATTGGTGCTGTGATACCTAAGATTCCTAGAATCTGATAGATAAATGCAATTAAGGCAGAAGCCAATGCTACTAATGTTGCTTTATTCTTGAAACGTAATTTAAGATTCATGATTTCTCCTTTCATTTTGTGGAAATATATGTTAATATGTATTTGAAGATTTTTCATACTTAATCTTCAATTTTATACTTTCCCCCCTACAGTTTGTAGGGGGATTTTTTTATACTTGATAAAACTTCTTTTGATTAACTAAATTCTGCTTTAGTTAATTAGACTAACATTCGTTGTATCTTTCTAAATAATCATAAATTCCTTTTCCCATTCCATTAGCAATCACATTTGCTAACAAAAAATATCCCATCTCTGACAAATGTGTAATATCATATTCATGTATTTTTCCATCAACAACAGTATATTTAAAAGGTGCGATATCTGCATTAACTACTGCAATTTCTTTTTCTTTCCCAATATCATAAATTTTATCAACAGTATCTTGCTTAGAATAGCCATTCACAGCAAAAGGAGTTATAAGAAAAATTTTCACATTATTATTATCGCTTATAAACTTTTCGATTATTTGTTTGTAAGCACTTATCTGTTCATCTGTTGTTAATCCACCATTAGTTCCTAAAAACAGTAATATAAAACCGTATTCTGCGTAATTATTTGATTTTACACGTTCGTACATTTGCGAAGCTGTCCATCCTGGATGCCCATCTACATCTACTGCTAGATTTGTCATTTTATTAAACCAATAAGGATAGTTTTTTGTAGTGTTAATTGCTCCGCTACTAGCACCATTTACAACTCCGTATGTTAGGCTATCTCCAATACATAATCCCTTTTTACCTTCGAACACTTTTAATAAATATCTATAATCTTCTTTAGTGTTTAGTATGCCTAATAAAGCAGATTTTAATTTTTCTAAATATAATATTTTTTCAATGCTATACTCTTTATTTGATCGACAGCTTAGGACAAGATATATATCCTGATCGGCAGTATATTCATATATCATTTCATCGTTACTTGTACCAACTTTTATGACATTTATAATTTTTCCAAAATCAGGAGTTGATTCAGATATAATTGCATGATTGACTGATCCAGATGCCTTAAATATAATAGTGTCACCAGCCTCTAATCTCAAATTAATGCAAGCAGAATTTGTATCGCTTTTTATCTCACCATTTTTGTACACCATTTTGCCAGTGATTAATTCATAGTTTTGTTCTGTTGCTAAAATTTTTTGAAGATTATTAATTTCAGATTCATTTTTTTTGACTTGAGGTATTTCTAAATCGTTATTAAAAGCAATATCTTTGTGTGTTGTCCCTGGTATTGAAAAAATACCAGTTGCTTCACTACTTAATTCAGCCCATATATGGAATTTACAGTTTTCAAATTTTTGATCTTTTGTTAACGATATTTTACTTCTGTTCTGTGCATTTACATATGTGTCTTTTACAGTCGTTGTGCTTTTCGTAAACTGTGCATAAGAATTTGATTGATAGCCATACAGTATGGTTTGATTGAAATCGCCTTCTAATAATTCGTAATAAAATTTATAAATACCGTCTGATAAATTTTCCGCAAGTGGAATTGTAAATTCTGTTTTGGCTGATGCCGTACCATTTAAAGATAGAACATTGTCTTGATAAGACATAGTAATACCATTCTTCTCTTGTTCTTCTACATCTGTAAAATTTAGTTTGTTTGTTGATTTTGTTTCTGTTATTTTAACGACATTCCCTAAAGATTCCTTTAGTGAACCAATTTCCTTTCCAACTATAGCCGAATCCGCAGGCTTATCTGATTGTGTAAGTGTTTTATCTGTGTTTACCGCAGCCGAATTATAAATACCACCAGAAGTCCATGCAGACCCATTCCAGTAATACCAATTGCCACTTGTGTAACCAGACTCACTACCTTGATAGACATAGACTCTTGTTTTGTCTGTCATACCTGCGACAGTAGTTGCAATATAAGGTGCTCCAATCTGCCCCATAATCGCAGACCATGGAACTTTCTTTAAATCATCTTTTCCAACCAGACAATACATATCTTCTGTCGGATTAGGCAACAGCGGTAAATCATTTATCTTTGCCATTCTTTTCTACCTCTTTTCTACATCTTTTACTTCTACACCAGATTTTTCCAAAAATTCTTTCAGTGCTTTCTTGTCTTTAAGCTCAATTTCTTTTTCAGTAGGTTCTTTATCTATCATCATTCCTGCTTCCTGTGTTGAAATCTCAGATATTTGTGTATCATTCAACACTACTTCTTCTAGTTTGATGATTGTATATCCTTGTTTTGAATACAGTTCTGCCATATCTGGTTGGATATAAAACTGCATATTATCTTTTCTCGCTAAATAATAGAACTATGGAATATTGACATATGATGCAGGAACAATCACATTTGCTATTACGACACCGTAAGATGTTGTTTCTTTACAACGTACGTACACTTTATTGTTATTAATAGTTATGTATCCAGTATTTCCACATGGGGACCAAGAACTATCAAGAATTTCACACGGTGTAAAAACTTCCCTGTTAAATGTAATATTATTTGGCAATGTTAATAAAGTTTGAGATATATTCCCGCCTGTCAAACTTTTGCCATACCACATATAAATCATTGCTAGTTGACTATTTATTTTAATGGCAAATCCATCAATTCCATAATCTTTGTACTGTAAACTGGAAAAATCACTATTTAACGTAGAAATATCTGACTGTATTTTACTTATTCCTAATTTAGTTTTAATCAGTGACACAATCGTTGACCACTTAACCTTACTGGCGGTGCTTCCACCAGTAAGCATGTAGTCTGAATCTGAGATAGTCTTTTTCTCTGTTAAATCTGAGATATGTACTAAAGGTATATTAATTGCCATAACATCACTCCTTAATTCAACTTGTTTTCTCTGACGTAGCTTCTGATAGCATCAATGTGCTTTTTAAGTTCTTTATCTACTACCCAGAAATTTTCTTTTTTATTCTGTGACAATGGTTCTCCTGTGTTATCGTCAATCTCATTGTATGTGTATGATACCCTGTCTCCACCGTCAATATTTAATACCATAAAGCTACTCAACTGTTTCATTTAACATTTCCTCCTGTTTTTTAATCAAATCGTTGATTTCTTCCATATATTCTTTCTCGTAGTCAATCACTTCTTCTTTTTCTGAGTTATCGAATTTTTCAAGTCGTTCAAATTCGTAATCTCTCTGAATTGCTTTTATTTCCCACGAAAATTTAAGGTTTTCAGTGCCTCGAACGACAAAGTAACTATCAGTCTTTTCTTCTACCCATAAATCGCCTTGTCCCTCTTTCTGCAAGAATACTTGGTATTCAACACCTGTGTTTACTGTTTCTGCAAATATATCGTCAATGTCTATGTAACATTTTCCTGTTTCATCAGTTTGTGCCGTTCCAATATCCCCAAAATATGGAGTTGCTGTCTCATAGCAATACTGCTTTCTTGTATCGTAATTTTCTGTGTCTATTATTCTGTTTTTTTCTCCGGTAACAGACAAACTTCCGCCAATAGTAACTGGCTGATAAAAACTTGATCTTTCTTTTCCAAAATGAAATTTATATTCACTTGTCGACCCAAGATAAAGTGATTCATCCGTCATATGCATTGTTATGTCTGTTTGTACTATAAGTGGTCCACTGCTGTTATTTTTTAATATAATCTCATCTGGGGACAAAATCGCACATGCACCAGTTCCATCCTTGTTTTCAGATATATATATACCACCGAACACGTCTGGTGTTATACACACATATGATATTGGCTTTTCATCAGCCGAAATTCCAAGTGAATAATTCAGTACTATAATCCCTTTATTGTCTATCGTCACAACTTCTTTGTCGAAATAATTATAAACGTGTAATTCCCCGTCTCCATATGTATCAGCTTTTCCACCAAGATTTAATGTTCCACCTCTTCCATAAGTAAAATTTATATACAGCTTTCCATCAGACCCACGATAAATACCTTGCCACGCTCCATTATTCGTCAACAGATTAAATATATCTTCGTGTGTCAGTGCATCAACGTCTATTGCAACTGGGATTGTCTCAATGTCAAGAATCTGTGTGAATCCACCTGCTGCATACATCGTACATCTAAGTGCTGTAAGATTTCGTGAAATTGCGATTCCGTTAGTTTCATCAGCACTAATTCCATTTGAGCCTGTTGCTAATGCAGAGTACAATGCATGAGTAATATCAGTTTCATCTTCTGTCGATGTGTATACAGTGTTGTACGTCTCATTGTCTGCTGTCTCTTCAATCTTAAATCGGCACTTATAAGCTGTACGTGCTGTTTCTGTTCCGTCACGATAATAACCAGACAATGTAATGAAGTTTGGAACTATTGTACTGTCCGCTGACATTTTTACAATACTAGATGATGTTTCCATAAAGTATGTACGACCTGCTTTTCCCTCGATTTTCGCCCAAGTATACGCATTAACATCGAGGGGTGCTTCTACGTTGCTATCTACGCAAGTTCCTATCCATGAGCCTACTGTTGCATCCGTAAACGTCTTACCACCATCGTTGCTATACTTAATGTGTAGGTAAGTACCGTCTCCTTGTGCACCTGGTGCACCACTTTTAACCTTTGCAACATCAAAACGCTTTGTAACTGTATATGTATCAAGGTAATTTGCTGTAATATCAATCCACCCTGTATCTGCAATCAATGCTGTTACAGTGTAAGTATGAGTTGTATTATCCCAAGAGCCTACAATTCCACTAGATTTCTGAATACTATAACTGCAATCGTTAGATATATCTGTATGCCCCCACAACACTTGTGCTGTCGTGTGACATTCTGGAAACGCTGTGTATTCTCCTTTGTAATCTGTTGTGATTGCTTGATAGTCCTTGTCAAGATTTATAATCATAGCACGAGACTTTTTCGCTTCATTGATTGCGTCATTAATCGCTTCTGTTGCAGTCTTTCCACCTATTGTGACGTTATCTCCAGAAATCCTTACAGTACCAGTTTCTATGTCTGCAAAAAAGATAATATTTCCAGATTTATCCTTGACTGTCAATGCACCAGTATTAATATAATCTGCATTAATTCCCTCTACATAAAGCAATCTTGTTATCATTTCGCCTGTGATTGTAAAACCATATGGATAATTTTTACCTCCATCCGTGGAAAAACCAATTGTTTCGGCTGTTAGTTTGATAACATTCTGTGATTCTGCGATTGTTGGTTTATCGTGCAAATAGTAAATAGTAGAGCCGTCTGGTTGTTTTTCTGCCGTAGAATACATGCCAGAGCTGTTTTTTAATGTATCATTTAACTTTTTAACTGCAATTTCACGATTTGTCTTTTCACGTTCAACTAATTCTTTCCCTTGAATCAGTGCTTTTTGTTCACTTGACGTGTAATTGCTTTGATTTCTCATTGGAGATTCTGCACTATTTTTAAGTGTTGTATATCCAAAGAATACAAAGTTTACATCTGTTAATACAGAATAGAAGCTTTTACCTCGCCAGTCTGTAATCTTTATCTTGTCTCCAAACTCTGCAATTGGATAAGAAATATAATCCATCGTAAATCCACGAAACGTTACATCCTTGAATCTTTCATAAATCCAAGAAACTAATGTTTCTTCATGACCTGCAACTAACGGATTCTCTATTTCTAAAACGTAGCCATCTGAACCGTATTTGACTAATTCTTCCACATCTTCTTCATTTTCGTTACCATCTTCATCGGTTGTTGTCTTAGTGACAGTCTTTGTCATTTGCACGCCTGTTACCTGCACATCGTTTGTATCATTCGTCAGAGTGTTGTAATCGGTCAAAGTATGAACATTACCGCTGTCATAGTTAAAATCATAGGTCATTATCTGTAAATGTCCTGTACGGTCAATTCTTGCGTTTCCGCAGGCAATCATAGCGATAAAACCTATAATCTGTCGGTGTGTATACTCACTAGATGGCATGGTTGGTATCTGGAAGTCATTATGTAAAAAGTTACTATTTCCAATCAAGATACCGCAGGTATCACAACTATCAATCAACACACTCTTTGCTGTCGCAGGGAATGTCAATGTTGTGCTGTATGTCTTATCTGCTTTATACATATCATCGTAGCCAACAATCGTTACAACACTTCCGTAGGTTTCTGGTTGAGTGACGGTAAATGTACCGTATTCAATTTTTTCTATCGTTGATGATAATTCAAACGTCAGATATAGTCTGATTTTTGCTCCAAAGAAATCATAATCAGATAAGTGATCATCGTCGTTCATAATTTCTAACTGTACGTTTCTACTAAGGGCAACTCCTAAAGGAATAGAGTTTGCCCCTGCAGAATCAACCAGACTATTGTTATCTATTGAAAAATCATCCTCTGTCAGTTCTAAAACTGTGCCATTTGCAAGTGTAACTTCTGCATACTCTTTAAAATCCTGTCTTTCTGACATTAGAGTTTTAAACTCATTACTTACATTTATCATATCGGGTTAACCCCCTGTGCATTGAACGAAAAACTAGATAATTTCTCTTTGTTTTTCTCCAATGTTTGTATTTTTATGTCCGATACCTGTCCGACATAAAACTTAGCCGTTCTCCATTCATTGTGGTACACAGAAAAATAATGCAAATCAAAAGGTTTTCCTTTTGCTACCATTTGCAGGATTTTTGAAGCTTCTGACATTGGAATATCCGTAGCCGTATATGGGAAACGCTCTACCGTAAACATCGGTGTAAATTTCCCTTTTCCAGACTGTGCCCTTGTTGAACCTTGCGTATACGTGGTTTCGAGTGCTACAGCTATGTCGCAATCTGGTTGCCATATTTTCACACCATTGATTTTTATATAATCCTGTGCCATGTCTTACTCCTTTCTACACAAGGCTAAATGGGTTTCTGCCGTTACTCATTTGTCTTAGTTTCGCTTCTTCGATAAGTTCATCAAATAACGTTCTGCGGTTAATCTGTGCAGTGAAATGATAATCTCTGACATTGTTACCACTGTTATCTGATTCTAAATCTTTCATAACTGCTAATAGCTGCTCAAGTAAATTTAGTACGTCATTATTACTGCTACTTGTACTACTCTGCTTCTGTGCGATCGCTGCGGATGCTTTCGCAGGTATTACCGCTCCACTTGTAATATATGGTGCTGTAAATGGTACATTTGCCAACTGTTTAGATTGGTCTAATAATGTATCAATCGTATCTGGAAAAGCTTTTTCCAGACCTACTGTAATACCGGCAGGAATCATCTTACCTACCGTATCTCTCATAAGTCTTGATGGAGAATGGATTCCGAAGAAATCTTTCACACCCTCCCACGCCTTTTGTGCAAGACTTGTCATTTTATCAACCAAAATCCATGCAAAATCTCCAACACCTTTTGCAATACCTTTTACTACATTCATGCCGACACTTCCCCAGTCAACATTTTTAAATGTAGTTTTCATACCCCTAATAGCAGATGTCGCTTTTTTTGCCAACTCTCTAGGTAGATTTTTAACCGCTTCTATAATATTGGTCAATATTTTTCCTGCCGTTGTTTTAAGTCCAGACAATTTCCCAGTAATTCCATTGCCTATCCCTTTAATTCCGTTTTCTCCAAGTCCTTTGAGTTTAGACGGTAAATTCTTTATCGCATCAATCACGCCATTGTATGTATTCTTCATAGCATCAACCGCAGTATTTTTTGCATTCATAATTCCGTTTTTAATACCTGTGATGAGGCTTTTTCCAAGTGATAGCCAATTATAAGCTGTAAATACACTGACGATTGCCTGCACAATCTTTGGTACATTTGCAATCAATGTTGGTATAGACTGTATAAGACCTTTTAGCAGGATTGCAATAAGCTGTATTCCTGCGACCAATATCTTAGGGGCATTATCGTTAATGACTCCTGCAATATTAATAACGATCTGTGGAACATTTTTGATGATATCTGGCATGGCATTAGCTATACCTTTAGCAAGATTTAACATAAGATGGAGACCAGAATCTACTAATTTTCCTGCATTGCTTCTTAAGTTTGCAGTAAAATTGGTCAGTGCTGATAATCCCTTACTAATAAACTGCTGTGTCCCATTTGTAATACCTTTTGCCAAGTTATCCATAAAAGACACACCGAGTTGTGTTAATGCCGTAATGGCTTTCCCTGCAACAGATATTGCATTGACAAATATTCCGACCCAATCAATGGATGTTAATAATGTTGCTAATTTTGTGCCAAGCTGTGACCAGTTTGTTGTAGTAAGTGCATTATCTAATGTTGTTAATATTCCTAATGCTAATCCAGATAAGCTTGTACCAATAGACTTAACATCTATCTGGTTGATTGCACCATTCAAAAATCCACCTATTGACGTTCCTATTTTTGCCCAGTTAAGAGTATTTACAGCTCCCTCTAACATTTGAAACGGAACATTTATTTTATTCGCAAACAACTGCCCTACATTATTCCAATTTACTTCGTTGAATAAACCGTTGATACCTGTTGCAATTTTTGAACCAAGATTTTTCCAATTGATTCCCTCTATCAACAGATTCAGTGTGTTGACAATTGTATTAATACCTGCACCCACAGTACGTCCCATTAAATCCCAGTCTATGTGATCAACAAGACTATTGAATGTCCGTGTAAATGCGTTCACAAAATATGTAATCTTCGGGCCTACATTATCCCAATTGATGGCATTATAGATTTTTTGCAATCCTTTGTTGATACCCGATGCAATATAAGCTCCAAGTCCCTCCCAGTCCTCTTTTTTTATGAGGCCCTTAATCTTCTTAGCAATATCTGCGATGGAAGATTCAATAGGAACTTTCTCAAACATATCTCCAATGGATGGACCAGTGTAACCACCGCCACCACCTCCACCGCCTGCGGATGGGGTAGAAGAACTAGGTGTATCGTTATCTTTTTCTTTTTGATACTGTCGGATTTCATCCAGTCCAGAAAGATATGTCTGTATCTCTTTATTTGCTTTTTTTGTGGCATTTGCGTTATTCTTTGTAGCTTTTGCCGCCTTATTAGCTCCACTGGATGTTTTGTTCAGTGATGCCGCATAATCTTCTTGTACAGCTTTTGCTTTCGTAAAAGATTTCTGTCCTGTTAGTGCTGCTATAAACATTCCAATGTATGTGATCGCTTTCGATAGCATATTCATGAATGCCGTCAAAATCGGTGCTACTACGGACAAAATCGGTGCAAATGCTGTTGCTAAACTGTTTTGTAACTGAGTTAATGCTGACATCATAGAAGATATCGAAGCATTAGTAGCTGACGAATACTGTGCAAGGTTATTGATGCCTGTCATGATTCCACTGTTAACTTTAGAAATCATTCCAAAAACGGTAGAATATAATATACTCATACCGACCATTCGACCAATAGAAAATTTTGCATTATTAGCACTGTTTGTAGTGCTTGTGAAGTTCTGTGCCAGTACACCAAGACGTTTTCCAAGTCCAGATACGACTCCACCCATTCTACTAAAGATAGATGAAATACCGCCTGTCTTTGTCTTAGCACTGTCCACAGACTGACTGACATTCTTAAATGATGAACCAAGCCTACTATTTGTGTTAACAAGTCCTTTTTCTTTTGCATCTGTCTGTGTTATTTCTTTGTTTAAGGCATCCAAAGCTTTTTGACTTGCACTAGATGCCGTGGCAGAATATGCACCAGTCATAGGGGCTGTCTTGATCGCAGGTGTTTGTACTGCTCCCCCACCGCTTTCTAACTGCCGTTTCTTAGCAAGTAATGAATCATACTGCCGACCAAGCTTCTCTGCCGCACTCTCTAATGCCATAAAAGCAGGAGATGAAGTAACACTCTGATTCCTTGCGAACAACTCTTGCTGAGTCTGTGCAACTTGATTAAACTGTGATTCTACCTGCTGTAGTGTCTGCTCAAGAATCTGATAAGCTGTAGTATTGATAGAGCTGTCACTTATCTTTTGTTGTGCCTGTGCTGTTTGCTCCAAGCTGTTATTTAACAGTTCTACTTTTGTTTCTGTGCCTGTGATCTCTGCATTAAGTTTAGCTAATGCGTTAGCACTTTCCTCACTTGCCAGACCTGTTCCACCTGTCAGCTTTCCAGTCTTAGGCAGTCCAGTCTTTCCTGTTGTAGATGTTTCCAACTGCTTCTTTTTTGCAATCAACTGTTCATATTGCTGATCTAATTTAGAAGCGGCACTCTCCATTGCTTGAAATGCAGGGGAAGAAGTTGCACTCTGATTTCTGTTGAATACATCCATCTGTGCTTTTTCCAACTCTGCAAGCTTCTGTCCTGTGGTTTCTATCGCTTTATCTAACGTATCAAGTGCATTAGATTTAATATCTATGCTTTCTAGCTTCTTTTCTGCCTGTGCGGTCTTTTCCAGTTCCTCAGCCACGGTCTTTGCTTTTTCTTCGACAACATCCATACCTTTTGTATCTGGTGCTTTTATACCGCCACTTATGGCTTTTTCCATTGATTTTCCAATGGTTTTTACTTGATTGGATAAACGTTTTAAAAGAGATGCGATTTCTTTCACACTTGCTTTTGCTTCGGTTGTATCAATTTCTGTTTTGATATAAATACTTCCATCCGCTTTTTGTGTAGCCATTCAATCACGCCCCTTTCCCATTCAGTAAATCGTTCAAACGTTTCTGTTCTTCTAATTCCTCTTCGGAATATTTAACATCTAGGTCAATAAGCGTTTTATTTTCTTTGTAGAACTCTCTTTCCCAATCTTCCAGTTTCTTTCCTTTGGCTTTCTTCATGCGAACACTAAGAATCTGCGAAAACAAAGACTCTCCAATTTCCATGTAAGCTCCTAAAAAAGTCCACCAATGTAAATACTGCATAGCTCGTATTTCTTTTCCAAGTACACGGTTAACAGATGGGATGATAACTGGTGCATCATGTTCCCAATCCATCACATGAGGTTGTTTCTTCCCATCATCTTTGATACCCATGTCAATAAATTCGATGGCTTTTTCAATAGCTTCTTCATAGTCTTGTGGTGGCATATTTCCAAAATCAACGTATAAAATGGTAAGGCAAACAATCCACTTTTCATCGTTCTCAAAGTCTGGGTCATTAAATGTTTTTAAAATGTCCAGAACTGCACGAAAATCTGTGCGTATTTCATAATCTATGCCACCAACTACTATGGATGTAGGAAGTTCCCAAACTTCCATTATTTGTGATATTTAGACGTTGCCCTTTTAATTTTCGCCTGTTTCTTCTTAATTCTCTGGTCTGTTACCTGCTCAATAATATCTGCGATTTCCACGATGATGTTCTCGATGAAGAAATCTCCGCTTTCTGTAAGAGTTAGCGGATTGCAAATAGCAAATACAGACTTAGAAGCTTTAGAGTTAAGCAAGTAATCAATCTGCCCCTCTAATTTGTCAGACAGTTCTAAGATATCCTGTTCTGTAGCATCCTCTGGAAGTTCCATCTTTTCCAAATTAGTAACAACTTCTTCGTATCTTCTTACGATATTTAAATCAACTGGGTTGAATGGGAATCTTCCGATTTCCTCATCATCTTCATTCGTTAAAATTACATTTAATGCCCCAGTTTTGACTTTTCGTCTAAGTTCTTCCATATCCTGCACTCCTTGTTATGATAAAACTGCTTTGCTGTTGTCTTTTAAGTCCTGTGTAGCACTTTCTGAAAATGTTCCGGATGTTACGTTGTAAGTACCTTTTCTGCGGTTTCCTGCGTAGTTAACTGTAAATGGAATCTGGTAACCACTTGTGTCTCCACCGTAGGATGTTGGAACAATATAACAATCTTCTGCGTATGCTTCATAAGCTCCGCTTGATGCTTCTTTCCATAGGTGTACTTCTACTGCGGTAGTTTTCAGATTATCGTCTTTGTAACGATTGTCGATAATCTCCTGCAACTTCTGGCTTAATGTGCTGTCAGCTTCTGCATAATAAGGGTCGGCTTCTGAGGAAACCTCATATCCGTTGTGTTTGAATGTAGATTCTCCGATAATATTTTTACTTGTTTCTGTATCGGGATTAAGTTCGACATTGTACTCTTCTAAGTCTTTTCCAAGACGTTCATAGGATGGTGTTTTACCACCGCACAAAGAGCCTGCATCTAAGAAATGAGCCATATACTTACGGTCAATTTTACCTGTTGTAACTGCCATTATGATTCTCCTTTATCTTTTCAAGGTCAGTGATCTACATCCTGTCGTAGACCAGTTAATAGTTAATTTATCTATCAAAGTCGTTTTGATATCGGGCAGAAATATTGATAGCCCAATTCTCAGACTTGTTTTCGTTTATACTGTCCAAATATGCAGGTGTCTGTCAATCGTTAAAAACTTTCGATTGCCTGTCAGCACTGGATATTCTTCTAGTTTATATGTGTTGTTTTTAATTGTGATTGTTTGCTTTTCTAACCATTTACCAAGGTTATCCAACCACTCCTTAATTTCTGCTTTCCTCTTTGGTTTTGTACCGCTTGCACGATGTATCACACAAAACGGATACAGACATACCTGTGTGACGTGTCCTGTGATACTCTCTTTTTCTGATTCAATCACTGCACCGCTTACTGGGAACATTGCTTTTCCGCTTGCATCATCTAATGTAGAAAATGCAATTTCGTCTCCCTCTCTTAATTCTGGGAATTGATTTACCAGTTCTTGCAATGCTGTTGTGATCACGTCAAAACCATCAATGTCGTACTTGACTGGTTTCTTTTCTTCTGCCATTAACTTCCTCCTGCCTGCTTCTTAACATGAGTAACCCATGCTTTACCGTGATTCTTCTTTGCTGTTTCAAACCATTTTGGAGTAGCTTTAGGATTGGAATAGGACAGGTCTTCTTTTGCATTGGTTTGTCCTGCAAATTCAGTGACTAATACTTTCTTAGCACCTTTTCTCGCCCATGGAGACCCTGTTAATTCGTCAACCATACCTTTACCATAGTACAAGAAACGTCCCATCGGTCCAGTACCTGCACACACCATTCCAGTACCTGCAAGAGAAGCACTTTTTGCTCTCGTTACGTTAATGAATGTACCTGTTTCATGTGGCATATATGGGACCATATCAGTCATAACTTGACTATCTAACCAATATTGAGCACTTTGTATTTGTTCATCGAATCTCGCCAGACTGATATTAGCTCTCATGTTCTGTGTATTCACATTAACATTTCCTAATTTCTTCTTAGCCATATATAACCACCTACTTAGCCATTACCTCAAAGTGCGGGATTATGTCGTAAAAGGCACTTCCAGTTATTGCAAAGACATAATCATACTTAAGTTTCATTTCTTCATAGAATCCGTCAATATAATCATCCTCTGCAATCGGTTCTTCATTCTTCCATTCGCCAACGATAAAGAAATCAAAACTATTCGCCTTAGAACTAAACGTAAGTGCTTCTGACAGCTTATCATTCGTCTGTTTACACCATTCTTTAGGCGGTAGCCATAATTTACTCCCTACCATCTTTTGACCGCTTTTTAGGCTATACTGCACGTTTAATACAGCATTGTCCTGTGATTCAGAACCGTACTTTGCAACGATGCTTGCTTTATCCATGTTTAGGTTCGTATTATGCAAAATAGAGGGATACCATGTATCTCCCAATTTACTTTCATACCTATTAAAAAGTGTGATTGTATCGTTATACATCGTATCCCCCTGTCTATAATGCCCCTACTTTTTTAAAAGCTTTAAAAATCTTTTTAGACTGTAAAGCAAACCAGTCAATCATTTCTTCATTTTTTGCCCAACAATCTACGTTGCAAGACTGCCCATCTAAACCACTTTCATATAAGAAAGCGTGCATAATCTCATGCCTAAGCACACTTTTTTGAACCGATTCAATGTTATTCACAGAATCAACACTTTTTTCAAAAATTGCAACGACTATTGTTTTATTTGAATAATCGCAATAACCAGACAATTCTTGTAGTTTTTCATCTTCATTCTCATGTCTGAATCTAATTTTATATGTAGTTCCTAAAACATTTACTTTACAATCTTTCATAAATACTCCGTTGGGTACATTCCCATATACAGTAGACTTACTCCGTTGGCATCTGTGACACCCGATAAGTAGTCTCTTATTGTGTCAGAGTATAACTGCTTTTGTGCTTCCTTATCCGCTAAACACTTATCTATCAATGTAGCCGTACCTGCGTTACTGGAAGTCACATAGCTTATACTCTCGTTTCCTGCACTCTTAGATGCTACCTGCTTACTCATCACAGTTCCATCTTCTAACGTGATGTAGCCTTGTGATGCTTCGACTCTTGCTTCTGCCTGCTCAATCTTGTATGTGATTGACAGAAGTTCGCAGATACATCTTTTTACTGCTTCTGCATCGTCCTCATCGGTCGGAAAAGCAATCTTAAGTTTCTTTACGTTATCCACACCTGTTGTGGCATTATCTATCTTCTTGCAAGAATCCCAGACCAGACGATTAAAGTCTGCTTCTGGGATTGCTTTCTCTCCAAAAAGGGTTTTGTAATATTCATAGTCAATGTATGCCATGAAATCACACTCCTTTTATCCGTTGGATTTAATCATACCCATACGGATGTTTTTTTCATTAAATGCTAAAGACCAATTAGTTTTAGTTCCTAACTCCGCAACTGTAGGAGATTCTTTAGCAATCTTATCAGCCTTGATACTAAATCCGTTAGGATGTAAAACATAACCCTGTTTTGTATACAGCTTCTGAATACCTGCTTTTTTCTCTGGGTCATAGTCTGTATAATAAGGGTTTTCGTAATTTGTCTTATCGCAAGTTAAAATCGAACCAGAACCAATCATAAATGTTTTGTAAACAGGTAGGGCAGGCTTGGTTGTATCAACTGTAAATCTGTCAGTTACAATTGGAATAAATCCACCGATTTTAGGTAATGTCACTTCTTTTTCTACAGCGTTAGCGATAGTGTATTTGTTGTAGTCAACAAGTCCCATTGCTTTATATTTTGCATAGATATATGAATGCATTACAAGTAATCCTAATTTGTCGTCAGAATCCCCTAATGCTTTCTGCTGTGCAAAAATCAATGTTGTATCATCAATTTTATTTGCATCAGTTGCACTGTCTCCAGATGCTGATAAATCCGTGATATGGTTTTCCATGCCGGACAAACTTAATACACCTTCTACTGTAGACATTAAATCTCTTGTCCTAGTTTGCTTGTAGAACCCTGCCACGCTATTTGCGACATGTGTCATAGGGTCAGCACCAGTTAATTCTTTTGTAAAATCCTGTGACTGCCATGCTTTCATTCTCTGAATCAGCATACAAGTCTGTTTACTTCCAGTAATTTCTGTTGGTGTATTATCTGTTAAACCATCATTGTTAAGTGCCTGTGAATCCTGCTCATCAATCGGTTTGTAAAAAGGAAGTGTTGCAACATTACCTTTTTCTCCAATTAAATCCATGATTGTGTTGTCCTGCACTAACACACCAGATGCAAGGATTCTATCATTCCATGTTGGGTTTTCTGTCATATAACGAGAAAATTCTTCTGGGTCAAAATAAAAACCGCCAAATAATCCTGTCATTGCCATAATAAAAAAAGTCCTTTCTACCCAAAATAAGAATAGATAAGGACTTTTCTTTGTCCCATCTACCTACAACTATTAAGGGATTTTTAGGTTAGCGGCTCACTTCCATATTGTGAGTCGGTATTATCTATCTGTCGTTTAATAAGGTTGCATAGTAGTCTGGGTCCTCTGCCTTAAGCTTCATTCTGTCGTCTAAAGACATTTCCCTTAACTTCTGTGTTCCCTTTTTCTGCTCTCCGCTGTTGAACTTAGTCGTAAAGCTTGGGATATTAGTACTTGGTGCTTTCTTTTCGTCAACCAAGATGTTCTCAATTGGTTTTCCATCTTTAGTAGTAAGTTCCTTGAATACATCTTCTGCATTTTTCCCATTCTCTTCTTCTAATTTTTGAATCATCTGGGAGCGGATAGAGTCTTCTGTGATTGCATTTACAAATTTTTTATCAGATAAGAAATCTTTTACCTTGTCTCTTAACTCTGTCTGCTTAGCTTCTTTTGCTCTTGCTTCTTTTTCGTCTGCAAGCTCCTGTGTTAATGTTGTAATCTTAGTCTTAAGACCATCAACATCTTCTTTCTCTAATTCTGCTAATCTGGTCTGTACATCGTCTAAAGATGTTTTGTATTCATCTTTTTTCTCTACCTGTTTATTATAATCAGCTACAGTCTTATAATTTTCGGCATGTCTTTTTTTAAGCTCTGCCTTTTTCTCTTCTGGGATTTCGATTCCTAATTCTGCTAAAATCTGTTCGTAATTCTGCATTGTATATCCTCCTACATTGTTTGTATACCGCTATGTCTGCGGTAATGGATTAAGACTTATATACCTAAGTCAAGGTAAAAGAAATGTGGGGACTTGAACCCCACTCGAGCCTCGAACTCTTTTCCTGTCGTCATGTAACCAAAAACGCTTAAAAAACTCTGTACTTACAAGGAGGCTGTAGCAAATCTGCATAATTCCTACATATTTATTGTAAACCCTAAAATATGCCGTTTCAATACCCTCTTTTTTTACATTTCCGCAAGTTTCTTTATCTGTCGCTGTATCTCTTTTCTCTCGTCCATAAAGTCAGAATCAATAACCATAGAAGAAAGCATATCATACACTTCCACCATCAATCTACCGACCGATTCCATAAGCTTATCACGGTGTCCTTGATCTCCGTTTTCTTTGTATGCCATTTTAGCACTTAAGTAGTTGTCATACAATGCATCTATATTTTTATCATACTTGCCATTGCTGTACTTCTTAATAAGATTCTCTCCTGCATCCATGACGGTTTCCGCTATGTCTCCATGCTCCATCTTTTCCAGATTGCATAATGTTGTTGTAATCTTATACATTGCATCAAGATTAGATGTTGTGAGCTGTTTTAATGCTGAGTTTTTTTCTCTTTCTAGCTGTTCTTCCAGAACATGTTTGATTTCACTCATAATTTGACCCCCTTAAGCTTCTTTTTGTATTTCTCATGTATGCAGTCCTGTGTCTCTGTAATATACACCATGTCGTATCCTACAGAGATTAGATCAGTAACCATCTTTTCAACTGTTTCTAGCTCTTTAGATACGTCTTTTACCAGACATTCTACAAATAGTGCATCCGATACGTTTCCGTTCGTTCTAAGTTGCTGTGCGTACTTCTCATAGGCTTCTTTTGTCTCTTTCTCCCAGTTGTGATACTCTATAAAGCCATCCTCTACAGCTTTCTGCTTTGTAGATTTTCCGATACTTAGTCTACTGGCTGTATACCAAGAGTCGGGAATCACTTTTATAGTACCGCTAAAAGAATCTTTTAAAAGCTTGCCGTGATGATCTACAAAATACCTGCATATTTCACGTCTCTCCAAGCTTTCTGTAAGAAACTGGTATTCATGTAATCTTTTGTAGCCTTTTAAACCTAAGAAGTTGAAATAGTCTGCCATTTGACCGTGTATCATAATAGCCGCTACATATCTTTTGTTGATCTCGTCAAAGATATCTTCTGTTTTTGTTACTTCAAGATTGTTTGTAAATTCAATCATGATCGCACCTCCTTAAGAGATACGCTTTATAATAATATTCGCATCTTTTACTATTGCCGCTGTTGTTCCTACATTTCCGATGCTTACGATTAAGCTACCGCAAGATGGTACAGTTACAACCGTTGTTGCTCCCACGTTCTGAAATGTGTTCGCTGTAACTACTGTATAGTCCATTTCTGTTCCACCAATAGCTTCTCCGTTAAGTTCTACTGCAAGTGCCGTTGCTCCTGTTGCGTTAGCGGATACATTACCGTTAAATTCTACCTCTACAGTCATAGGGCAGTTTGATCTATTCGTCAACGTAAACAGACCAGACCCCTCTACATGATTCAGCCACCCATAATTACAAGTACAACGTCTGCTACTATATCGTGTATTCGCAAATAGTACGTTTGCACCACTGTTTACATCCTGCTGTGCTACATTTACCGCATTTAACATAGTTTTCCCTCCTAAACAAAAATAGGATGCCGAACCCGACACCCTATCGTCAATATATTGCTAGTCTACTTAGTAGATATGGATTCTTCCAACAAGCTTGATTTATTTACACATTTACACTTCCGCAGTTGCAACCACCGTATGCATACCCATTATAGGATACATAAGGACTTGCTGTAATGTATGCAGGTGTTGGGAATGGTCTAACAGCATCCACAATGTTCTTAGTCTGTGATACCTGCGAAATCTGGAAGTTAGATAACTGTAAGTCTCTATCTCTGTCCGCAAGTTTATCTCTAAGATTCTGGATTGTGTTGTCCTGCATCAACT